ACTCTAATCCAAAGAGTAACGACCATAAAATCCGTCACGGATACAACAAGTACGTTTACCCAGTAATTGCAGCACTTCTCAGTGTCCAATGTTTACCTACACGTGCAGAAGTAGGTGGTGTTAGTGCTACTGCGAACCCTATCGCCAATAGTTCTGGCTCAGTCACGAACCAGGCAATACAAGTTTTACAAGGTCCATACATAACCAACACCTATGGTGGTGGTGTGCAGTGTCAGGGTAGTACTTTTAACCTTACTCCCTACGTGCAGTTTGCCGACTCTCGGAAAGATCCTTGGGTCGATTTTTATGATGAACCACAATATAATCTGACTGATACCACTGGTAAGATGTCTCCATCAACCGTGTCAGTTAAAAACTATCCTTGGGAAGACTGGTATGACACAAGGACTAAGGCAGATGGCACTAGATGGTTTGATGATGGTGCTGACATGCAAATAGAAATGGATCTGGATGGTCCTGATGGTGTGCCTGACGTAGTTAATACTGGTGGTACTATGACACCTACGTGGTACAAACCAGTTAGGACTGACATGTCTGCTAACCAGTCATTCAATGCTGGTCTCTCTGCAACACTATCAATCCCCCTTAACAGGAAGTTAATGAAGCAGTGCCACGAGGCTGCTGCTCAACAGATTGCTATGCAAACTCAACTAGTATCCAATAAGCGACTAGACTTTGAGTTAGCTCGTCTTAAAAATTGTGGTGAGCTCAAGAAAGCTGGTATCATGTTTCATCCCAAGTCACCATACTATAGTGTATGTGCTGACGTAGTAGTAACAGCACCAGGTGGTACTCTGGTACCCCATGAGCATCAGTTACCTAAACCTAATTGGGTTAACCCTTCTTCTTCAGAGGTGGTAGACCCTTCTTCTCTCGATACTTCTCAGTCATCCTCTCAGTTAAATTCGGACGGCGTTCTTCCTTCTTCCCAAGCATCTTCTGAATCTTCGTCATCGCCTTCTTTATCGCAGGCTTCACCGCCTTCAGAATCAAGTCCGCTAGGGGCTTTGCAAATAGGGCACTGGCCGTCGCAACAGTAGCTATCGTTGCAGTAGTTGTTACAATACCCATTGAAGGGAGAAACTGTTCCACTGCTGGTACAGGCTCCCAGATAGTCTCACAGAGTTTACCATCAGGTGTTAGTTTATATTCTTTAACTTGCTCATCACCCTTCTGATTCCTGTCACCTATGCGTCTAGCATTAGGTGGAGGACATTCTATTGTTCCATCAGTGTTGGGTGTGTCAGGTGCTCCTGGTGATTCTGGTGTACTAAGGTCAGGCTCATCTACATTCATACCTTCATCACCTTCCTCTTGATCGGGGGTGACAGTTTGCCATGTCAACTCCCTAGCATCATAGTTAGGTGGCTCATAGTATGGCATACCTGCATCACACAATACCATGTTACCTTTAGGGTCATCATTAACTAGATTCTTATTTCTACTTTTATCTCTAACATTCTCTTTATGCACCTTGACACATCCAGGCATATCAATGATAGGTGTGCCAGCATAAACAGTGACTGGAACATCTATACCATTAGTTACCTGCGGTGTCATCTCCCACGAACGTATATCAGTCACATATACATTACCCACTTGTCTTATATAAGGTTGCCTTACCCACGTTGAACGTATGAAAGGTATACCTGTACCATTCACTCTGATACTAGGTATACCTGTATTGATATGTGGGATATTAGGTATCGTCACTGTGATATCTCGTCGTAAGGTGGTTCCCATACTGGAACTATCTCATGCTTTGCTGTAGATATCTTTCCTTCTTCTAACTTCTTCTCCAACTCTTCAACGCTCAGACTATGGACAACAACCTTGTTGTCTTTATCATACACGTGGAAAGCTAGATCTGTCATTTTATTTCTGGGGTATTTGTTTTTTATAATTTTGTGGGTCTGGTGTCCCTTTAACAGGGCCACTGGTAGTCGGCCATGCGTTGACTATTTGTAGATATATTTCTTCTCTAATGATCTCACGTAGTCTAACCTCTTCAGCGTTAGCTCTCTTTTGTGGTCCACCAGTCTTCTGATCGATGACTGTATTGCCACCAACAAACGCACCAGTACCTACCACTGCTGCTGCTGTTACACCTGATGTTACTTTTTGAATATCCATTAGAGATAAGTTACTACTATTACTACACGTCTACCTCTTTTGGGAGGTACCATACAATGTAGACCTTCAAAGGTTACTATATCATCCTCTTCTGGTGTGAAGTGATGTTTCTTACCACCCTCATCAAATACTATTGTATCACCACCTGTATTAGTTAGGTAGATTAACAAGTTTTTATGAGGAAACTCATGATCAGTATGGGGTACTGTTAATACATTACCTTCAACTGGGTGAACTGCATTAGCGTTGATACGATAGACGCAGTGTGGTGTTATTTTATTTAGATGAAATACTTGCTCTAGTAGTCTCTCAATAGCAGGTAAATGCTCGGAGTTTGCCTTAGAAAATAGTCCATGTCTAGGACTAGGACCATGCAGAAAGGCATGAGAATAAAATGATAGGTCAGAATGTCCTTCAAATCCCTCCATGTATGGAGTTGCTTTAACATTATATGACCAACCAAAATGTGGTCCTAAGATTAACTCCTTTAATCTCAGGTAATCGTCGTGTATATCTAACTCGTGTAAATTTCTTAATTTGGTAAACATATTCTAGGGTAAGGCATCAATCCAATTTCTTGTGACATTCTAAGACGTTCATGATTAAGGTCAAAACCTATAGTATACCTAGGAGTATCCTCATCATAAGAGTCATCAACCTCAACATGATGAAATAAAGTTCCTGGTCCAATATAAACGTTACCTACCTCATTATCTATCTCAAATATAGTCTTTCCAACTTGCTCAAATGTACCATCATCAAAAACAGTTCTTGTCTTGTGTGGTCTTATAGTTATATAACCATGCCACGGCCAAACATGGGCGTGTCTGATTAATGGTTTATAGTCTGGATCACAATTCATCCAAGACTGAATCCATAATTGTTTAGCACCAGTATAATCGTACACTATAGAATTAAGCTCGACCCAGAGGTCATAGAAGACATCAGTGGGTGAAGTAACACCAAATATATTATACCTACCATACGACCAAGTGAAATCAAATGACTTTTTCATTTGATAAACAGTCCTATCCAATTCATTTAGTGATGATGCTGCGGTATCTAATACACCACACATCAACTCATGGTTATCCAAAACTACCTGTGATTTAAAAACCACAGGCTCATAATTTAAAGGGTACTTCATTTAAAGTGGTGAGTTAGGCACTGGTAATGAGGGTGTTGACTGAGGTGCAGTTGGACTAGGTAGACTAGGAAGAGCACCACCACCGAGAGCACCACCAAGTCCTCCCAATGCTTTCTCTTTCACCGACTCTATGATGGATTCTTGGTTAACATAAACGTAACCACCAACGCCAACAACGGCAAGAGATACAACGCCAGCCGCAACAGCAATGACATTAATAATTTTCTGCATGATTCTTATAATTTGTATGTGTCATCTTTCTTACTAGGATCAACAGCAATGATCTTTAGAGGTGCTTGCTCAATCCTTAAGGTTTGCACAGGTCCACCACCACTAGTGCCGTTACCGCCACCATTACCATTACCATTCATCTTCATGGTACCATCACCCTTCTTTGAAGCAGTTTGAATCCCAAAACTCGCCAAAACCCCTGTGAACACAGAAGCTATGAAAGTTGGATCAATTTTCTGTTGTGGTACTCCTGGGATGGCGACGTAATTTAACGTCAATATTCCACCCGACCAAACAAGTACACCAAGTCTCACAAAAGTAGATATGATTGCAGCTTGTTCGTCTTCATCTGGTAAGATCTTGTCCTTTATAGTACCAATAATACCCTTTTTTGTCAAGTCTTCTTCTTTCTTGTCAGCCATACTAGCTCACCTCCTGTGGGGTTGTTGTAGTCTTCTTTTTACCAATATTATATTTGGACTCTAGTGTCCATTCACCTTTATCTTTAAAAGATAAAACTTTTATTTGGTTAAGAGGTGCTAGGTCTTCAACTTCACTACCAATTTCAATCAGACCCCAGTCTGACAGTAGTTTAGCTATACGATTGCGACGTTGCACGTCATTTAACGTGATGTTAGTAGGCTTACCATCCAATGCAAAGAGTTCTTTGAAGTGCACTATGTAATACTTACCACGCTTATGTAGAATGTGACAAGACTGATAGAGCTTACGCTCCTTACGAGATGCTACACCTATACGAGTCAATGTCTCCCTCACTTTGAGAAAGTCATCAGGTTCCTTAAGAGTAACTTCTAGCATCATGTCTTGAGACCACGAGATCTCATCACTCATTGTCTTCCTCCAGTATCTAATTTAGATCTAATAATTTCAATTTGATCTTGAGTCAAAATTCTCATCGCTTGCTGAGCTTTCTCAGTGTTATAACCATAGTATCTTTTCACTAAGTCGAGGTCACAGTCTTTGGACTTCTTATCCCAAGGAGAAAATCGCTTAGATTTCCTAACACTATGTATAAAGTACTGGTATTGAAGATCGTTATCTAAATGTGAAGAAGCATTCATCTCATTGGCATGCATCACAGTGTCAATGAAGGAAGACAGACACTTGTTCACAACAAAAGCAGGGTATTTTTTCATTGCTCTCTCATCTTGAGAGAGATCACCCTGTTTTAAATTGATACTGTTAAGATAATCCTTTAAAGGATACTCATGCATACATTACCTCTAGCGGTGTTGCGTTTACATCGTAGTTAACTACTAGTAATTCTTTCTTTAACTTATTGTCTGGCCTATGCTTCATACCATAAGTAATTTTGAATTCTTCTTGATGGTAATCTTTATACATTTCTTTCAGGTCATCATCATTATTATAAGTGACAAACCAATCATGCTTACATAGATTGCAAGCCTCATAAAATTCTTCATGCTTAAAACTCTTATGCAACTCAGCGTTACTACCGTATAGGTATGTCCCTATCTTATATGGTGGGTCTAAGAAAAGAAACACATTGTCACCATCTGCTTTCATAACCTCAGAGTAATCTAGGTTAGTGATTCTCCAAGGTTGAATGATCTGTGAAATATTAACGAGGTTTCTAGCACCTTTAATGGTAAAATTCTGTCTAGATGCTGTTGCACTAAAGGAACTATTCTCGGTAAGTCCACTATAACTACACTTATTAAGAATCCAAAAAAGCACAGCTTGATTATAAGGGTCTGCTTTGTGTATTTTGTCTTTGGCATCTTTGAATAACTCCTTAGCCTTGTCCTCTGCCAAATTATCTGTCTTAATCTCTACCAATTCTTCCGATAATCTTTTTCCATCCTTCTGGAGATGGACCCAAAAATTATACAGGTATGTATATTTATCATTAATCCACACTGGTATGTCAGGATACATCTGTGAGAATAATAGTGCTACTGATCCACCACCTATGAAAGGTTCTCTATACTCAGTGATATCCCTAGGAAATCTAGGAATAAAATCTTTAGCAACCCTAGACTTACCGCCTGGATATCTTAATGGTGTCTTCAAATACTTCATAATACTTTAACCTCTAGTTGTGGATGATCCCAAGGACCAACATTAATTTTACCTTCTGGAAATGCGTTGAAACTGATAGTCCATCTATCAAAATCTTCGGTCTGTCTACCTGAGAAGTGTCTCAACCATGATGGAAAGAGAATCAACTTACCTGGCTCTGCATCTATTGTATCACAGATTCCCCATTCGGCCTCCATCTCTTTATGCATATGTATATCCAGTGTATCATATACTCTCGGAGTGCAAGGGTCATCAAATGCAGTAGGTGCACCACCTGTAAGGTAGTATACAGCACTCACATATGACATGGGGTGTCTATGTAATGGGTGACCAAACCCACTACGTGCAGGAGCATTGTTAAACCATGACATTGAAATGGTTAACTCCTCACAGTATAACTGATACTGATTACGATACTCCTCTAAGCACTCCCTAAACCATGTGTGTAGTCTATGCACGTGCTCATTGTCACACTTATGTAAGTCTGGTTTACTAGTCAGTACACCCTCTGGGAAATTAGAAGGTTGTGCAGGATATGTTTTAAAATATTCAATCAGATGCTCATGAATGCCGTCCTCTGGTTTACGATACTCCCTAAGTTTAACTGGAAACAATTGTATCTCAGTACCTGGATATGCAGCATGCTTCATTTAATATAATCTCCCAAATTCAAGGGTCCAAGATCATCCCACCCTTGCACCTTATCTATTGTAAGCATATTATTATCCCAAGCACCTGCATTGATAGCACCTTGAGGGAATGTATTAAGTGCAATACTAAATCTCTGAGTTTCAGTGTTGTTGGGATAGGAAGAATGAATTAGATAACTAGGGAAAACAAACATTGCACCTGGTCTTGGATGTACATACTGAGTAGTCTCTTCATTTGGACCACCATCTAGATGCAACTGTGCCCACTCCCTTACATGTAAGGGATCAACAAATATAGTTGCTGGTCCTTCAGTGAGATAGTATATACCACTCAAATAAGACATTGGATGTCTATGTGGTGCATGATGATGACCACTCTGAGCATCAGATCTATTAGCCCAAGACTTATTAACTACTATTCTATCACAATGCCATCCATTATCAGCATGTAGTGTATCAATACAACTTTGAAACCATGCATGAAGATCATGAAACTGAGGCATCTTATTCATCTCATCAGATGTACCTACCCCATACTCAGCATTATAATTTCTATAGTCCAACTCCTTTACTTTGGCAAGAGTATCTTCTGCCATACCTTTAGGAGAACTAAATGACCAGCATTTAACTGGAAACATATCTTGCCTTAAGTATCCCTGTCTCATTTTTTAAACACACCAAATTTAGATAGTAACCACAGTGTAACTATTGTCCACCCTATAACGTACCACATTATTTGTATTCACACCTCATCATTAACTCTGTCATGAATGCAACTAGATTAATCTCCTGATCTACCACAAATGAAGACTTGTATTGATACTCAGAGATAATCAACACTGCTTCTGGGATAGACTTAGGATCAAAGTAATTGTATAGTCCATCATATATCTTACGCATGATAACTTGTGGCTCGTTGTCCATATTCTGAGCAACCCACTTCTTCATGTTAGTAAACTCCTTCTTACGAAGATGGCCGACTACTCTATCTATACTAAATTCATTACCAGAAGTTAGTATACCAGAATCTATCACACCTGTTGCAGAATATCTCTGCAATTCATTAAGAGTCCTACGAAAATCTGGGAAGTACTTTGTTACTACCTCTGCTACTACCCTATCTTCAAACTTAACACTCTCCTTTCTAAGGATCTCACACACCCTACCAAAGAATGCTTCAGCAATCTTCTGCTTATCCTTTTTAATATTAAAATCAACAACAGAGCACCTACTATGCAGTGGTCCTATGATTTTATTCTTATAGTTACACGTGAAGATGAACCTGCAGTTCTTTTGAAACTCCTCAATCGACGCACGTAGTAATAATTGTACGTCTGGTGTTGTATTATCTGCCTCATCCACAATGATAACTTTGTGACGAGATTCAGATGTAAGAGAAACAGTAGAAGCAAAGGTCTTTGCTTGATTGCGTATAGTGTCCAAGAATCTACCTTCATCAGACCCATTAATGACATAACTATCTGCTCCTAACTCTTCACATAATGCTTTAGCTATCGTGGTTTTACCTACACCCGCAGACCCAGAGAGCAAGAGGTTTGGTATCTCCCCTTGCTCTAAGAATCCTTTGAATACTGTCTTAGTATCGTCTGGTAGGATGCATTCTTCAATTGTTTTTGGTCTATACTTCTCTACCCATAGAAACATTAGCTAGGCTCCATCGCAACATAATAATCTAACGCAGAATGTGATAAAGAATTGAAGTTAGCAATATTCTTTTCAGTAATAGTTACATGATAAGATGCATCAATCAACTTAAGATTCTCTACCTTAAAGCAATAACAGAAATTCAAACGCTCCTTAGTTAACAGTTTCCTACCACTAACATCAGCATCTGCATTATCAGCAAAGATAACTTTCTTAAGTGGTAAAGAGAATACATTAGAAGTAGTATTCTTCTTATCCTTCACACAGATACTAAATGCAGCAGTCTCTAAAGAAGCTTCAGGAGCATATCCTTGAATACATAGATCCTCTACACCATATACCTTTGCTGCTTGCATCAATTGTGTTATATCTTTTTGAGGAAGATCAAACATAATATCTGCCTGAATAGAATCAGGATTAAATTCAGGTGGAGTTACAATGATCTCAGGATCACTATAATAGAAAGTTGTCTTACCCTTAGTCTCCTCATCATATATAATAACCTTCTTATCATCTGGAAATGCCAACCAAGGTTTCTGAAATAGAGACAATGCTCCTAGGAATAATGGTAGATCATAGATCGCCATCTGACATGGAAACTCTTCTCTTACTGTAGTCAAAGAAATAATATTTTTATTGACTGACATCGTTTGGAGAGTTGTTCCTTCATTAATAAGAATAGATTTATTAATGGTACTAAAATTTCTCAGTAAATCTATTGTACCTCTACTTAATTGGAAGTTAAACTTCGGATTCTTAAGATCTTGTTGCTCAGTCATAGTCTATAAATTCTGCGGGAGTTGGGGGTTGCTCTGGTTTGTCATCAGGATACGATGTGCCTGAGAAGTAATATAACAGTATAGCATAGTGAATGATTTTTAACACATCACTCTTATGCTGACTCTTCTTTTTGTAACGAGATGCATACTTTATAATATTAGACTGACAGAAGTGCTCTGCCGATCCTATTGCCTCAAGGAGGTCTAGAGTCTGGACCCCCTTCTCTTCGTTTGAGTAGTGAGATCGGTAGGTGCTTGCGATGTAATCGTGCACCACCTTGATCGTATCGTCTTCTCTATATTTCATACTGGTATTGTATCAGTTGGCTAGGATATTGTCAAGGTTCTCGATGTCAACCTCACTATCAATCTTATCATACAATTCTAAGAATGATCTCTTTGTCTCGTCATCAAAACGATTTAGGCATACTTGTATTGCCTTAACTCTATCAGAGAATATAGCATATGCTCTGATAATGTGCACTAATCTACGTGTTGAGATGACCTCATCCACTCCACCATCGTTGAAAGTTTTACGGATGATCTCTGCCCATGCAGTTAAGTTAGCAATATACTTATCATCGCAGCAGTCTAGCTCTTTACAATAGTTATTGAGCATTCTAACCTCAGTAACTGCCTTTGGATAATCTTGCTCTAAAGTGATTGGAAATCTCTCTAAGAATGCTTCATTCAATACATTAGTACCAATGAATCTACCGTCCTCAGATCCTTTACCTTTAGTGTTAGCAGTTGCAACAACTGTGAATCCCTCAGCAGGTCTTACATAACGTCCTACCTTCTTCAAGAAGACACCACTACCCTCAAGGATTGACTGTAAACAGAGAATCTTATTGGAAGCAAGGTCGATTTCGTCAAGTAACAAGACTGATCCACGCTCAAGTGCTTCGATGACAGGACCATTGTGCCATACTGTGTTACCATCAACGAGTCTGAAACCACCGATCAAATCATCTTCATCAGTTTCTACTGTGATGTTAACTCTGATAAGATCTCTCTTTGCCTGTGCACATGCTTGCTCTACACCAAAGGTTTTACCATTACCTGATAGACCAGTGATGAAAATAGGATAGAAGATCTTAGATGATAAGACTTTCTTTAGGTCATTGAAGTTACCGAATGGTACAAAATGATTATCTTTCGCTGGTATCAAAGACTTAACCTCTGTTGCTACTAAGGATACTGTTTTCTCTAGTTGCTCTTTAGCTTCTGCAACAGTGAGATCCCAGACTCCTCTCTTTACTTTAAATTCTGATAGATATTTTGATACTGTTTGGTATGCTAGGTTGAAACGTCCACAAGCATCTTCCAACTCAGGTGTCTTTACGTTTACTCCATACTTTCCTACAAGGTAGTCACGGATGTCTTCTGTTGTTACAGTTAATTTTGTTGGCATTGGATGTTTTGTTTCTATACTATTATTATACTGTCAAATCTACAGGTTGTGTAGGTAACCATGACGGTTTGTTATCTGGCACACGTAAGTAATTATCTAAGACCCACGGTTTTGTAGCAAGATATATTCTGTATGCAATAACAGTATCGATACTATTATCATACTTTAATATGTCAGGCATTGCTCTAGCAAATGGGGTATGTTTTTCAGGACATCCATTATCCATTTGTGTCATTGCTGCTAGTCTGATACTTTTCTCACATGCATGTGTCTTACCGTATCTATTAGTATATTCTTCACATAATGATATACCATGTTGGAATAACCACTGTAGATTGTCAGCAGATTCTGCTGCCCACTTGGTGCATGGGTGATTACGAAACGCACCTTTATCTGTTTTATATGGTGTGCCGTCACCCTTTAAGACTGGACCTACATTCCAATACCATTTAGAGAAGACCAACGAAATCATTTGCGTGGTCTCCAGTGGCATTTTAACTACGTGTTTGTCTGGTAGAGAGAATGCTGCTAGTGCAGGATCCTCATCTACTGCAAAGATATTCATGCTATTTGTGTAATGAATGCTGATAGGATCTTCTTATTGTTTGCTTTACCCTTAAGAGACTTAGTGAATGCTCTTTTGATGTCTGCTTTAGAATCAGACTTAGGCTCAAACTCAACCTCAACGTTTAGATTCTTATTGTTTAAGAAGTAAAGCTCTTGATACCCTCTGATAGGAGCTGCAACAGACTTACTCTTACTAAACTCTTTCTTCATCCTATCTATCTTATCATGCTTTGGCCAGAATGCATCCTCAAGATACCTATTAACGTCACGATTTGATGCAATTCTGAATCCTAGGAAGTTGCACTGAGGGAAACGACCCTTAAGGTATCTCAAGAGTTGATCAGTTGTAGTGGATCCACCTTGTCCACCACTTTTATTTGGTGAAAATGTGCGTCCAGTCCTTCTATCTCTGATATGTGTGTTGTATCTAATGCAAGATCTATTCATATCCTTTCTACCTTGCCAGTCTGACTCTCTCCACTCTGCTGAATATGCTGCTTCACCATCAGAGAGTATAGCAATATGTGTCTTCTCAACCTTAGACCTAGATTGGAATTCTGGGATAAGAGTTTGGAGACAAGCAACTGCTTCATTCAACGGAGTGCCACCCAACTGTAAGTGATGAGGTAATGCATCAGGGACATTAAGTGTTGTTTGTGGTGCACTACTCCAAGGGTTACGATGTCTGTAAGAATATCTGTAATTATACATGAATGTAACTCTGAATAGATCCCTAGCATAAGTATCAAACTTTTGGTTATTCAACTTACTATTCAAGAAGTTTAGAAGGAAAAAGTTAGAAGGGACATGGAAGGTACCATCTTTAGCAACCCTCTTTTGCCACTCTTCTTCATTCCATTTCTCAGGATAGTAGTGTCCTTCTTGCACGAATGCGTAAACCTCAAATGGAATACCTGCTTTGCGACAGAAGAGACATAATGATAACAGTTGCTTGTATGTGTCATGAATAATCTCTGCCATTGATCCAGACCAGTCCACAAGAAAGATCATTCCATGATTCTTACCATCAGGTCTGATTGTTACCTTCTTGAATATATCATCATTAAACTTATAGGTGTGTAGTTTAGATGTGTCAAGCACTCCAGTCCTAGCAACTGCCTCTCTTGAGTAAGAAGTTGCTGCTTTCTTCATCTCAAACTCCTTAGCAAGGTAATTTACCTCACGTGAGCAATCTCTTTTAAACTTACGATACTCAGCATCAACATCAGTCCAGTCAAGTGTCCTGTGCCATTCATAGTTAGGATCAGTAAACTGCTCATGACCCCAATACTCATTGTTTAACTCATGAATTCTATCAGGACTAATAACATGATGACCTGTATCCACATTCTGTATCTCAAGATACTTAGGACGTGATTGCTCATCCATCTGTGCTTGGTTTTTAAGATTATCTGATAATGCTTCATCAGTTATAGAGTCAAGATCACCTGCTTCAGTGCCACCTTGCTTAGTTACTTCGTTGCTATCACGTCCCTCACCTTCCTCTGTATCATCCTCACTCTGTCCTTTAGTTTGTTGATTACTTTCTTGACCTTCCTCGCTATCTGTATTTCCTGTGGAATCGCCACTTGTCCCATCAACGTTAGAGTCTTCTGTCTCCATGTCTCCTGATAGGGATTCAAGTTTCTCCTCTTCCTTCTTCTGTTTTGAATATTCATAAATTGCCTCCGCAGCACTCATTGCTTCTGCAAATGTTTCTGTGACTCCTACAGCGTCTCTGAGGACTGTCTCAGCGTCATTAAATGGAATCATATGGTATGATCCGATCTTATAAAATAAATTTACTCTATCTATAAGATTCAATGCTCCTAAATCTATGTCCGCTACACTGAAAAAGTCATCTTCGTTAAGTCTTTTGTATCCTTCAAAGAAATCTTTAGCAAGACCAGGAAACTTACGCTTCATTAGTTTCTCAATCCTTGCATCCTCTGTAATATTGATGTAGGACTTAGGGATAGTTAACTCTTTCCAATCTGAGTTGGGTGTATAGAGTGCATGACCTACCTCATGACCTACCAACAGGTTATATACTCTCTCTGTCACATCCCAGATAGGAAGTACCAAGACTCTCTTGTCAACATCAAATGATGCTGTCTCTACCACCCTATGCTCAACGATTAGATTCTCTGTTGCTAGTAGTTTGGCGAGTGTGCCTTTAACTTCCTGTGATGACATGCTGTTTCCCGTGTATGTATACATTATAATAGGAAACCCTCCGCTTGGGAGGGTTGAGTAGACACTTCTTCAAGTGTCTGCGTCTGTCACGTGCTGATCGGAGTGCTTGCGGTTTAAGATGACGCTTTGCCTCCTTCTTACTATGATGCTGCCAGTTTGGAAAAATCATTGCTCTTGTCGAAACGGAGGGTTTTCTCAAATTTATCAAGAAGTAGCTCCCCTTTGTGGGAAATGACAAATAAATTAACATTATCCCCCAATCCCCTCAGAATCTTGAGTAATTCGTCAGTTGCTTGGTCATCCAGAGAGGAATCAAACACCTCATCTAGTATGAGGAGGTTGGTAGCAGCAGAATTCTTGAGCTTAGCGATGTCTCTCCATGTAAAGAGCAACGATAGGTCAATCTTCTGCTTCTCACCCTCGGAAAAGGATGCATAGGAGAAGTCATCTCGATATCTGGACTTAATTACTTCATTAAACTCATCGTCAAGCGTGAAGTTAAAGAAGGTGTCCATCTTCTGTAAGTATTTATTGATAGACTTGTTGATAATTGGCACGAATTTACTGATAATCTTGCTTTTTATACCACTATCCCTCAATAAGGTACCAACCACCTTCAAATTGTCATGCTCCTTATGTACTTCAGCACAGTCATGCATAGTGGCCGAATGTTTCCTTTCATACTGCTCTAATATTTCTTTCTCAGAATCTATATTAGGTGTCTCTGCATTCACATCCTTCAGTAACTGATTCATTTCATTCTGAAGTGCCCTAAACTCATGGTTATTCGCATTTATATTGTCTGCATACCCCTTTAACTCCTTAATCTGTGTGTTTCCTCTGTTAAGTGAATTAGTGATGACGTTAAGACCTTCCATAAACCTCTTCTGTCTTCTCTGTGCTCCATCTATCATGGCAGTTTTATCTGCTACTACCTGATTACAGGTAGGACACTCATCATTTCCCCAATAAAACTTTAAATCTTTCTCCGCTTTGTCTAAATTACTTTGGATCTTAGTTCGCATCTCTTTCATATTTTCATACTCTGCCTGTATGTCTTGCATCCGAGAGATCTTCTTGGTAAATTCATCTATCTCATCATGGTTTTCTTCCATCCTAATATTAATCTCACCTATTCTCTTCTCCATCTTATCTTTATGAGCACCACTCATCTTCTCCATATTAAGAATGGTCTTCTGTTGCGAGGATACATTACTCTCTGCCATTGCTAACTGATGATCACAATCCTTAAGGGTCTCTCTTGCATCTTTCATGCGATCCTTAAGGATATTATTCATTTTTGAGAAGACCTGGATGTCGAGTAGATCTTCGATAACCTCTCTCCTGACACTTGCTCCGAGTTGCATGAATGGGACAAATGTGGATGATCCGAGGATGACGACTTGTGTAAAGGATTTGAAGTTAAACTTGAGGATTGATTGCTCCAAATATTTTTGGGTGTCCTTCTGAGCAGCATCTTGATCAAGGATCTTACCGTTTCTGTGAATCTCAAATACATTTGGTTTAATACCTCTAATAACTAAGTAGTCTGTGCTTCCTATACGAAAATCTATCTCTACTACTGTTTCTCTTTCATTAATACTATTAACTAACTGACTCTTACTGATCTTTCTAAATGGTTTGTTGAACAAAACAAAGCACAGGGCATCTAACATAGTAGACTTTCCTGCACCGTTAGGTCCTACGACCAAATGTGATTGAGCATCAGTAATATTCACCTGTGTGAAAGAGTTACCTGTAGATAGGAAATTCTTCCAACGAATCTTTTCAAATATGATCATTCTTGGGGTGGTGGTATAACAAAATCATCTGGATGGATGAAACTGAATGCATACCCATGCATTGTGCAGTTTTCTTTGACTTGCTCCTCTGGTATCTCCATCACAGAGAGTTTACGAGGATAGTCTTCAGCCTTCAATAAACCATAATAACGTACAGCATCGTCTCTGTCAAGAAATATCTGTACCACACGCTCAGTATGGTTATCATCTCTTACAGCATACACCCCACCAGTCTGTTTGTCCAGTAACACAAACATTAAACTTCTACTGCCTCCATGTATAGCGATTTAAGTATCTTAAATATACCTTCCTTATTCTCAAAGTCAGACACACACTGCTCTAGTATAGTTAACGTGTCCTCTATCTCAACATCGTCATCAACATCATCCAACTCATATGACATGTCTTCAATGATTTTAAGGTCTGCCAAGTCAGCAGCCTGTAATCTTCTCACTATGCTATCAAACTTAACTTGATCTTTCTTCTCTTCTACTATGACCTTAACATACATCCCCTCCAGTCTTTTGATATCAACAGGAGATAGACTCAGATCATCATTGTAATATATCTTATGAAATGTATCAAAAGGATTTGTATGGAATGTTAGACTTCCATTATTATTTAGTATATGAAACCCTCTTTCCTGATCGTAATCATTCCAATACAACTGACATGGGTTACCTAGGTATCTAATATTTGATTTACTACTCTTGACATGATAATGACCAGAGCATACCATCTTAAATTTTTTAAATGGAGATGGATCATCACCATGTGTCATAGTATATCCAGGTATGGGATCAAATCCATTTAATTCAAAATGACCCATACAATACTTGGCATCAGTATCATTAATTGCTTCCCAACATGCTTGCTTATTCTCTTCACATATCCAAGGGATGAGCATCATTAACTTACCACCTATAACCCTCTCACCTGGACTATAAATGATCTCAATATTATCAAACTCTCCAAGAAGAAGATCAGGGGAATTAACACGGAGAGTATTTTTATAATAGATGTCATGATTTCCCAACAAGATGGTCTGTTTGATTCCTCTTTCTTGCAAAGGTCTAAACCACATATCCTTTGCTGCCTCTAAGGATGCAAAATTACAAGACTTTCTTCTATCAAAGGTATCTCCCAGATTTAATATCTCTGTGATGCCTTCCTCATCAATCTTAGGTAGGACTACCTCAGTATAAAACTTACGATACCTCTCAACATAATGGAGGTTATCATTCCTCACTCCGAAGTGCTGATCAGTTATCAGTAATACTTTACTCATACTAAGTTTCCGTTAAAATTGATGCTTATTGCTTGACGTTTATTTGTTGCACGATTTGTGCGATGACGTATCCAACCAGGAAATAAGAGGAAATCTCCAGTCCTTGTTGCCACGGGTTCAGCTATGATAGCATCACCATTGTCTTTCTGCAAGGGGGTCAGCCTACGTACGTAATCTAATGGATCACACAGACAGATATCACCACCCTCATCCTTCTGCAAATAATATACAGATGCTATATGACATCCCAATCTACCATTACAATGGGAATGCTCACCAGTAAAATCATTATAGGTGTGCCAATTAGACCAAGAAGCAGTAGGTCTGATCTCAGCAGGTGCATACCCTAGATGCGTATCCCAATACTGTAACACATCAGGCATCATCATCTCTATAAGTTGAGCAACAAGAGGTTCTTCCTCATGTAAAAACAGATTAAACTCACCTGTAGACTTACCAGTCTCAGATGCCCACTTGCCTTTATGACAGTCTTCTAGTTTCTCTGCTATTACCTCAAATAAACCCTCTGGAGGATCAATATGGCCCTTCAAAACTGGGACTGGGAATAGATTTAATATCTGGTTCATCAAATAATACCTCGTTCATATACATGTCTGCAAATTCTTCATCAAACCATGACTTTAATATACCACGTGTCTTGTCATTCCTTTTCTGACTCTTACAATACCATGTCTGGTCATCAATTCTCTTCATAACATCGACCCAGAAGGTATCTCTTTTAGTATCTAATACCGCTTGACGATACAGATTGAGATAGTGTAGCACAATACAGTAGAAGTTTGCCATGTCTTCATCTTCTTTCAAACTTGTAAACTTACAGTATGGTGAGAAGATCTCATCACCCCACAGTGGTAGTGGTCTTTTACCACTGAAACTAATCTTATTACTAATATCTCTGATACTATTATAGAAAGTCTCAGGTACACCATGCTGAGGTGACACATCAACTATAGCAGCAGTCACTGTTTTCTCATTAGCAACGATGTCACACCCAAATATAGGTAATTTATAATGGACATCAGGAAATAATACACAGTGTAGTATCCTCATGTTATTAATCTCTGCCAACTCAAGGTGCATCTTCCTTAAGACAGGAGTCTTATACATGGTATTCTTAATAGAGATTCCTTCCTTACTTACTTCAGGAATAGGACTCTCCATTTTCTCAACATCAGGGAAGTCCTGCATAGTATATGATAGCAATAATGCTATGTCTTGTACTAAATCATTCTGCATAACTAAAAAAGAATTCCTTGATTATTTTTTCTGACTCTTCCTTACCAAAAGCACTGCCTAGATACCCTGATATAGGATCTAATCTTATCATATACTTATCAAAATCATGATAGAAACTAGTATCTTCTCCAGTCGGTTTAGTCCTCTCTATCATCTCCTTATAGAGAGACAGATAATATTTGAATGTGGGTAAGAATGTATCAACACCATCTGCTTCACAGTATCTTACAAAAATATTGTTAGAGAAATGATTACCCTTCTCAAAGAAACGATAGGTTTCTTCTGTCTTAGGTAATGGTGGCACATCTAATAGGTAATTCTCTATTGGATGTTGGAAATCAAAGACTATTATGACCTTCTTGTCACTAAATCCCATCAAGTCCATACCAAAGCAAGGGACTATCTCCTCTCCTACCTCTGGTGTCTTAGGATATATTATATTGTTGTGTATATTAAGCTTCTTACCATCCCATATATCTACATGCCTAGACTTAAGGAAATGCTCACCACTGTATAAGTCAGCAGTTAACTTAGTGCCTCTCTTATTCTCCCACGTTGCATGATTAGATTCAAATTTAAGATCGGGGAACACATCAAAGACTGCCGACCTATAGCCAGCCCATAAATCAGTCATCAATTTCTCATATTAGTTTCAATACGACCCTTAATCTGATTCATATCAGCATGATCATCATTATTATCTGAGTGGAAGACTTGCTCATACCCACTCTTCTCTATTATCTTGTCTCTTATATCCATCTGACGCTTCTCTTTAGCAATACGTCTGAGAAATGCGTAGTAAATTATCTGTGTGAAATATGCAAAAGGATTCTTTGACTTAGCAGGATCAAAGTTATCAATATACTGGACACAATTCTCTACTCCGTCAGAGATCATGTCCTCTTTATACATGTAGTTTATAAAGTTAGGTCTAAATGATAAGTGTGTTGCTATCTTCAAGAAGCACTCTGCTAGGTAGTGAGTTATTCTTGGTTTCTCTTTGTCTAAACGACGAGCTTCATCGACAGCCTCACGATATGCAGTTATCTCTGCTAGGAATTTCTTATTGTCAACGTAGTGTTGTTTTTGTTTACGTGCCACAGCTGCCATATGATTATCTCACCTGTATACATTGTATAGTATTGTTTACTTTTTGTCAATATTAGTGCGTTTCCAGAAGTCTTCAAGCTTTGCTCTAGCCTCTGATACTTTACCAAGTAGTCCCATATTAGGATTCATAGAGATCTCAATTTCACCCTTACTTACACCTTTCTCTTTTCTTACCCACATTTTATACATGAGTATAGACTCCATCGACATAGGTGCTACTGTCAATACATCTTCTTCACCCACCATATAGAATTCTTCATCAGAAAACAGCATCCATTTAATAAAACCAACTGCCAATCCTGCTTGACCGTCTTTAGTAACTTCATGCTCTTTCGGTTGACAAGGATCCTGTATGTAAAACATAGTCTTACCAGGTGCAGTATCTTCCTCAGTCGCAATCATTGTGCCAAGGATAGTATCACCTGTCCTCAGTTTAATTACTCCAAAAAATTCTTGCTCGTGTCTAATATAGTTAATTGTCATTTCTTTAAATTAACCTTGGTTATTTCATAATCAAATTTTTCTTCATCATATATCTTGAGTCTTTCGCCAAGATGACGAAGTGTGTAGTTGTATTGATGATCCTTAGAGCAGTCATCAGCAATATCATATAACATTGCCTGTGCTTTATTATCACCTTTACGCAGTACTCTTCCTATAGATTGAAGATTCCTTACCCTAGACTTACTAGGAGAAGCAAAGATAACATTATGTAGATTACGAATGTTAATACCTGTAGAGAAGGTTCCATATGATGCTAATATTATAGCATCTTTTTCACGTTCGCATATGCTACGTGCCTCTTCTCTCTCAACAGCATCAACGCCACCATGAATAAAGAAGACCTTACGATCTTTACTTATCTTATTATTTAGCATTTCCCATAACGGTTCACCGTGCTTCTCTATGTAATTGAATAGCACAAGGGTGTTTCCCTTTAGATCTAGTGCCAGATTAGTGATGAAGTTACTACGTCTGGTGTGCATGCATAGGTAGTCCATCTCTTGCTGATAGGTATCGAAGGGTACCCACCCATGTCTTAGCAGTACAACCCGCACCTTTAATGGTGTCAGGTGTCCTTTCTTCATTAATTCTACTGTCTTAGTTACCCTATCAACCCTACCAAACAATCCTTCTAGTACTAGTTGATGTGCTTCCATACCATCTAAAGTACCAGTCAGACCTACACGATACTTGGCATCATAACACTTTGTGAGGATGCCAGTAAGACTCTTTGCCTTATACTGGTGTGCTTCATCACCTATAATGACATCAAACCTTTCAAAGAATTTCTTAGGTTCCTTATAAATTGATTGCCATGTGCTGATTACTACTGGTTGATCTGTATATTTCTCTACTCCACCCATGATCTTATACACATCCTTAGCATGCCAACCATAGTCTTGAAAATCTTTATACAACTGCTCCACTAGAGACACAGTTGGTACTATAATTAATATCTCTCTATTCTTAAGTAAGTGCCAACGCACTAATGAATATATTATGAGAGATTTACCTGATCCCGTGGGGGATAATAAAAGTTTGCGACGAAATTTAAGCGCAGAGTAAATTCCTTTAAGCTGGTAATCTCTTGCTTTAAAGGGGATCCTAAGAGCACGAATAAAAGCCGCTGTGCCTTCAGGTGTGACATACTCCTCAACCTCATTAGGTCTACCAAAGTATTTATCTTCAACTACCTCATATTCATACCCATGCTGCTCTAGGTAATCGGTAAGGTAATCATATAGTCCTACATATATCTCACCCGTACCAGGTGAATATAATCTTATCTTACCATCCCAGTATCTCCGCTTCACTGATGGCATATACTTTGCACCAGGCACTTCAAACTGGAAGTGCTCACTTAACTCCTTATGAAGATGAGGTTCTGCCTCTACTTTCAAAAAGATTTCATTCTTTTTGGTGATTGTAGTCATCGGATACCATAATACTTAACAATCTCAATAGTATTCTTAATAGCAAACCCACGATTATGGATCTCTTTAAGTATCCTATCAATAGAATTTATACAAGTTTCTAGGTAGTCTATTTTCTGCTTGACTCTACACACATCATCATCACTGTCAATAAACATATCAATGTCACCCTTTAATACCTTAAGATCAAAGGGTTTCTCTGCATATACAGATGCAGGTGCTTTACCGTTGTAATATAACCACTTATCTTTATATAATTTGTTGTACTTAGTCTGTGCACTAGACAGCATAAGTTTAAATTCATTATGTAATTGCAAATACTTTGCATGGAGTTTAGGAGTTTCCATACTATCGTTGGCAAGCAACTCTGGTAAGTCCCTGTGGTCAAAAAACTTCTCAGCATCCTTTGCCCATAACTCTTCAATCTTTTCTAAATTCATAGATACTTACCTACATTATTAACTGTTACATTACACATAGACTCACCATGACCAGAATCTTGTAAATCTCCTTGAGGAAATGTATTAAATGACATGGTAAACCTATCCACATGTGGGGTATAGTTTGGTTCTGATGCATGTATAACATAACTAGGGAAGACCATCAAACCACCTGCTCCTAGGTGAGAATATTGTCTTGCATCCCTATCTGGATACCCATCTAAATGGAATTGTCCCCATTCTCTTTCTCTTACAGGATCTAAAAATACTGTCGGTGCTCCTTCAGTAAGATAAAATATCCCACTTAGATATGACATGGGGTGACGATGGAAATCATGATGATCTCCACTATTAGCATCAGATCTATTAGCCCAACACTTATTAACTACTAGTCTATCACATACATAACCTTCATCCTCCTTTAATTCATCTATACACTTTTGAAACCATAGATGTATATCAAGAAAATCATCCCTAGTCTGTAGTTCGGATGAAGTCCCAACACCAGCAGGTTCATTATACCTATTATATTCTAACTTCTTTAATTTTTCAAGGGTAGCATCAGTAAGATCTTTCGGTGCATGAAATTCAAAAAATCTTACTGGGAATGCAGGACATTCCGTGTAAGTTTTGGTCATGATACTTTACCACCTGGGAGATATCCTTTACCATCAGGATCTACTTTCTCCACCCAATTAAACCCACTGTTAGGTGGGTAAACATATAGTCCATCATCATCAAACATACCTGATGTATCTGCTATCCTTGACTCCTTTGATGGATACTTAGGATAAGGTCTTGTTCCTGCTCTCATCTCATTACCCTTTCTTCTTCTTATTTGATTACCAGTCTCAGGCATATTATCTTTGTCCAACCAAGCAGTGCCTAATATCTCCTTGATCATCTCTTGTGTATAACCTTTAGGGTGCATTAGTCAAGTTGTGTATTACGTTTCGATCCTTCCTTAGTTCTTATCTGGAATGCTAGGTATCTAAACGATACAGTTGCTGTAGCATACTCTGTGCCATCTACTGTAGAATTAAACTCCAATGCATTCAACCCTATAGGTATTAGATCTTCAAATACTACATCAAAATTATGATTAAAGTTACTATTCAATACCATTAATGTAGCATCAGCATACAGATCTTTGTTACCAAACAACTGCTGCATCTTAAGAGTAAATTCTTTTCTCTCGGTTGTGCTATCAGGTGTACCTAGCGCACGGATCCAGTTGTGTAATATTAAATAATTTTCTAAATTCTCATCTACCAAAAAAGATAGATTTAATGGATCATACTCTATAAATCCTTCCAATGGTAGTGATCTAAATGGTGTGGACTGCTGTTGAATACTTAGATTCATACTAGGTATGTTAGCAGTCTGACAAAAGTATGATACTTTTGGGTATCTTGCAAGACTAAACTTAAACCCTATCGGAGATAGGAAGTTTCTATTAGATATTTGCTTATTCCAAGATGAAGTCATTGCACTAGTCCTTACTTAAATATTTATATACGTGGTATAAATGCTTTATACTTTTCTACCTGTGGTATTATATCGTGCTCAACTCTTTCAACAACCCTATCGATAACATTTACATCGATGTGCATGAATGGTGGAATGATACCAAGTATTCTTAGAAGACCATCAACAAATAAAGCAAGTGCAGTAAACCCTAGGATCATACTAATGATAGTTGCTTCTCTGTTATGTTTACGCATCGATGCTTCATCGATAGCACGTGCCTGAGCAACTGCCACATCGACTGCGTGTGCAATCATCCTATCCACTTCCTCTTTGGTATAGGTATATTTCTTGATGGTTTCTTCAGTCATGTATA